CGTTACGAAGATTTACAAAGTCTCGTAATCACATATAATCACCAGCCTCTTGACCTACAGGTTAAGAACGCTGAACTACACCAATGGTTCGCTAATCTGCACCTTCTTGTTCCTAAGTACATGTTCTACATAGACGCTTATGTACTAGCTGACAAGGGGGTGTGTAAGGACAGAAAGATCTGGATAAACAGAGACTTGGCTAAACACGGCGATCTTCAGTTCATTCTGAATAATGATCACTACAAGCCTTCCTTTGAGTATCAAGAAACATTCAACTTTCTATCTTCTGACGAGATATCAATCTTTACAGATGGTACATTTACCCCCAGTAAGATATATCTCTCCTACATGAGGTATCCTCAATACATTGATAAGACAGGATATGTAAGGTTTGACGGTGTGCCCTCTGTTGATTCTGACTGTGAATTAGAAACCTACCTAGAAGATGAGTTGCTAGACCTAACAGTACAAAACCTGGCTATGTACACTGAAAATCAATCTGCTGTACAAAGCTCTGTGTATAGAATTCAAACGAACGAATAACATTTTTAACAATTAAAATAAAGCAAAATGGCTGATTTTTCATTAACTACGCTCTTCGTAGTTCCTGTTGGTAGCGGTATTGCCAATAGCGGATCTACGCAAGATCTTACCCCTGGAAAAGTGGGTATCTTCAAAGCAGACTATGCTGTAGCCACTGCTGGTAACATTGCTGCCTCTCCCTACTTTTATGTAGCTCAGGGACGCACAAACACTTATCTGCAAGGTTCCAAGCGCTCTGACAAGATTAAAGGATGCGCTACCGCTAATTGCACAAGCAATGTAACTGAATGGTACAAAACTGTAGGTTGTCCTACTGCTGCCACTCAGGTTACTGATGTATCTGGATGGAACGTACAGTGTGGTGACATTGTTACCCTCACTCTCCGTGCTCACTCTAGCTACATTGATACATTGTACTTCAACGGTTTCACTCGTAGTGTAACTGTTCAAGCTCCTTGTTGCGAGTGTGGTGGAGATCCTTGTACAATTGTAGATGTGCCTGCTCTGATTGACCAGTTCATCTATCAATTGGAACTCCAAGCTCCTGGTAACAACCCTGACAACATCTCTTTCAACACATTCTATCAGTTCCAGCGTATTGGAAATGATCAGAACGCTATCCTGCGTATTACAGGTAAACCCCTGACTAAGTACGGACAGCCTTGTGATGTTGCAGCGTTCCCTTGGGAGTATGACCGCATGTGGTTCCGTACATTCGTGTACAATGGACCAGCAACCACAGCTGACTTCATCGTGGCTGATGCTTGTAACATTGTAGCTGATGCTACCATTATTCAGCGTGCTTCTTATCCCAGCGGTACATCTGCTGAGATTGCACAACTGGAGAAGAACTTCTACAGCTACCAAGCTGGTTACTTGAAGCACCTCTACAGAATGAATGGCTACAATGAGAACTTTGAGAGCTGGGTAAGTGATGGTACCACTTACAACACCTTCAACATCCGTTTCAACGAGTATGACAAAACTGCTTACCAATGGGGTGACTACATCATGGAGGATAGCAGAGTTATCATCGCTGTTCAAAAAGGATCTGCTGAAGAAACTGCTCTTGAAGCTATCCTTGAGGCTGCGTTGGGAAATGTAGTGGCTGATAATGATTGTGTTACTACCACATCTACCACCACTACCATTTGGCCCACTACTACTACCACATCTACTCTGATTCCGTAATAGTAGGAAGCTAGGAAACAAAATCATATAACCTAAGCCAGAGGTGAGAGGATACAAACTCAGATCCTCTGGCTTATTTATTTCAAACAACATGGCAGATTTGAAATTAGACATATTAGTGATTCCTACATACAATACACTAACATTAGGAATTGCTGATGCTTCTGTCTATCCTACTAATCCCCCTGTTGTTTCTGGAGCCACTATTGAGATTAACGTTCCTGGTTTTGGTATTGTAATGAGACCATTCAGCGTTAATGACTTCAACATTTTCAACTCTTCAAATCTAGGCATCACTGCACCAGGAGTGGAACAACCTCTTCCTGATGGAGTGTACCATCTAAAATACTCTGTAGCACCTGCATACATCAACTTTGTAGAAAAGTCTATCATGCGTGTGGAAAAGCTGCAAGAGAAGTTTGATGGTGCATTTATGAAGCTGGATATGATGGAGTGTGATAGGGCTATTAAAACCCAAGCAAAGGTGGATCTTACATCCATCTATTTCTTTATTCAGGGTTCTATAGCTGCAGCTAACAACTGTGCTACACAGGAAGCTATGAAACTATATGCCCAAGCGGACAATATGTTGGATAACTTCCTCAAGAACAATTGTGGATGCTCTGGAAACAACTACATAATAAACTTCTCATAACATGGCAAGTTGTCGTAATTGTGGAGCTAAATTTGGCTGTGGGTGCCAGCTTATCAATGGCTTATGCGCAGCCTGTAATGCAGCCACTAAACAAAGCAAAAACTTTATAAGAAATGTTGTCGCCAAGGCTCACAAATTGTCCAGAATGTGCTAACATTCCTTCTCTGATTGCAGAGATAGATTGTAAGATTGCCAACCTGGCTAACAATTTGTATAATAATGTTGTATTTATTTTAAACCAACCTGTCCCTGGTGGGACCATGTTGGACCTCCTAAACTATAGGAGGATTCTTGTTTATAAGTATTGCAATCCCCATTATAATGCTGAGTTCACTGTGAACATGATTGCCAGCAGAGTTAAAATTCTAAAATTTAGATAAATGTCTTGTTCAAATTGTTATAACGGCTGTACAGAAATTGTATCAGATCAGTGTGTCAAATATACAGGAGTGGATGTTCCCATCTTAGGGATTAAAACAGGAGACTCTCTGTCATATGTTGAACAAGCTCTGATTGGATTTCTTGTATCAACGCTCAATGGAAGCGGTATTAAGCTAGATATCAACCCACAAATCATTTGTGAGATTGTTAATAAGAATCTAGTGGAGTGTGAAGACCTCACTCTCATTAACGTGATTCAGGCACTTATAAAAGCCATCTGTGAACTTGATGAAAGACTCACCACTCTTGAGGGTGAATTCGCAGCTCTAGAAGGAGCTTACACAGTGGATTGTCTTGATGGTGTAAGTAGCACCTCAGGAACACATGCTATTCTTCAGGCTACCATTACAAAGCTTTGTGATCATATTGTTGATTTTGAGGCTTTTGTGTTAGATGTTGAGACCAACTATGTAAAGAAATCAGAGCTCTGTGCCCTGGTGGCAGCTTGTGCACCAAGTCCTGGTGCAACGCAGTATAAGGACAGAATGGTTCCTTATGCAGTGGTTGAATACTATGGATCTCTGACCAACTTTGATTTGACAGGCGCAGGTATTCCTGCTAACGGATTTGAAGACATCTACCTGTGTAACGGAAACAATGGTACTCCTGACAAGCGTGGAAGAATCCCTGTAGGAGCTATTCAAGGTGTTCCTGGTGGTGCTCTCAATCCTGCTGTAGATCCTGCTATTGCTGGTAATCCTAACTATGCATTAAATGGAACAACTGGTGCTAACACCATTACACTTACACCTGCTCAGATCCCTGCTCACACTCACACTGCAACTGTAACAATAACAGATCCTGGACACACCCACTTTATTGCTAATCCTGGTGACACTAGCACATTGTTAGACTCAACTCACAGTGCTGCCAGAGGACATTCTACAGGTGGAAACCTTGGGTATGATCTTGTAAATACAACAGGAACTACAGCCACTGTGGGTCTCACTGATAATAAAACTACAGGTCTTAAAGGTAGTGGCCCTGATCAAAATGTTTCTGTGGTCAATGCTTCTGTAGGAGGCGGTCAGTCTCACAGCAACATTCCTCCAGTGCTTGCTTGCTACTACATCATGTATATTCCATAATAGCTTAAAATCTTCATATAATGTCTTGCAATTGCACACCCACTACCCCTGTAGATCCCTGTAACGTACAACCTATTGCAACAAATAATGTTTCGTACAGTGGTCCCAATCTCTCCTGCACAGGAATTCATACATGTGATACAGTTACTGTTGCTTTTGAAAAGGTGAATGAGGAGATTTGTGACTTACAAAGCGAACTGATTGCTCTTCAGAACCTTGTAAATAGTTTGACAACTACCACCACAACTTCCACTACAAGTTCTACAACTACCACCACAACAACAATACTTTGTCCTTCTTGCAGTTTCTACTCTGTGACAAATGAAAACCTCACTCCTGCAGAAGTTATATACTATGCCTGCGGAGGGTTTTACAACACTGCTGTTGTAGGTAGCTTTAGTACAATTTACATATGTGCTTGTACAGGCACTGTGGTGATTCCTCCTATTCCTGGCGTATCTTCTGCAGATTTGGGAGATTGTCCTACAACAACAACCACCACAACACTTATCTAATAAACCATGATAGTAACAATTACACTAACAGTTGCAGGGTCTGAAACAGGACCTTTCAACCTGTATTCAGATGTTGATGGATACACAGCAGCCTTTGAAACAGGTGTGGCTAAAGCATCTCTTTTGGCTGGATATACAAGTAATCTTGTTCCTAACGGAACCACCATTATCAGAGTGATGTCAGACAATCCTCCTCTGTGTACAAACTTTATTGATATTCCCATAGTGCCCTGCACAACCACCACTACAACCACCACTGCTGCTCCTTGTGTTTGCTATTTCATTCTGAATGAAACAGGAGGATCACTAGATTACACTTACACACCTTGTGGAGGTGAGACTGTTACAAACTCGCTGGGTGCTGGTCAGAACGTACAGGTGTGCTCAGCATCATCTCCAACAGGAGCTTCCTTAACCATAGCTCCTTGTTCTTCTGCTACAAGCTGTACAAGTGACGGAGAATGTGAGGGTTGCACCTAA